TTTTTTTCCTCTTGTTCTTGTTTTGGTGTATGGTCATATTTTGGTATATGTAATGTAACATCGTGACACTTAAATTTTTTATTACAATGTGATACATAGTTACTTTTTTTATTAAACTCTTTTAAACAATATTGACACCGATATATAACCATTGTATAAATTATAAGTATATATTATATACACTCTATATTTTTAAGCCTTACGCTTTTTTAAGCTCAACTCAAGGTTTTTGAAGAAAAGGATTTCAAAAATCGGCCAAAAAAAAATCGTTCATGACTTAAAGCGAATAGACAGATTATAACTATCAAGAGCATGGATTATTACCAAGTTTTGGGCGTGTCACGGGATGCAAGTCCTGATGACATCAAGAAGGCATTCAAGAAGATGGCGGTGAAGTATCACCCGGATAAGAACAAAGAGGAAGGAGCCACCGAAAAATTCAAAGAGATAGGTGAGGCATATGAAGTTCTTTCAGATTCGGAGAAGAGAGAAGTGTACGACAGGTTTGGAAAGGAGGGGTTACAGGGACATGGACAAGGTAATCCTTTTGGTGGAATGGGTATGGGCATGGAAGATATATTCTCTCAAATCTTCAGACAACAACAAACACGTGTCAATGTTCCCATCATTCAGATTGATCTACCATTAACATTAGAAGAACTGAATAATGGTGTATCGAAGAATATTAATCTAAATAAAAAAGTGACTTGTGATGAGTGTAAGGGTCAAGGTGGTAAGGACGTTCAAAAGTGCGATCAGTGCAATGGACAAGGTATGATATCCATCATTAGGAACATGGGGTTCATGACGATGAACATGCAACAACCCTGTCCCAAATGTCATGGTCAAAAGACTATTATCAAGGATAAATGTGGCAAGTGTAAGGGTGAGAAGCATGTAGACAAGAATATTAATCTGACTCTGGGTATAGAAGCCGGTACACCCAGTGACGCCCGTATCATGATGAAAGGTCATGGTCACGAGATCGAGAATCACAAGGGTGATATCCTGATTTGCATCCATCAGAAACCCCATCCAGAATTCAAACGTCAGAACAATGATCTCCTTTACAATAAAAAAATAACTCTGGGTGATGCTTTATGTGGTATTTCATTCAATATCAAACATCCTAACGGAAAAGATATCAAAATCGATATGGAACAAGTTAAACCCAAACAGGTCAAAATTGCTCCCAATAGCGGTATAGCTGGAAAGGGCAATCTAATTATAAATTTCGAAATAGAGTTTCCTGATGTAACACCTGAGATGAAAGAAAAACTGTCATTCTTACCTCGAACAACTTAGGGCATTTGTTTAATTCTTAAACCGGAAATATACATATAAGCACTCCTATGTATCTTTTCGTTGACCATTCCTTTTAACGAGAGAGAATGTGAGTATGTTGTATCAAAAGTGTCGTTAATAATCGCCATTAGAACAGGTAACTGATTGGGTATCGTATAATTTTTAACTCTAAAGATATATTCACTAAAACCGGCAATAAACTCCCAAACCATACATGAATATTTTAGATCCTTAACACAATATATTTCAATATACTCGGTTAAGTATTTTTTCAATTGCTGAATATCTATATTATCCGAACATTCTTTAGATTCACAAGTTCCCATATATATTATGGCATTTGTTTAATTCTTAAACCGGAAATATATAAATAACTAGCAATCTGATTACTATCGATGTAATGTCGTAGTCCTCTTATTTGAAAAGTATTAGGATAAATAGATCTAATAGAACTTTCAATAATATATAACATAACATTAATATTTGTTTTTATAGAATAATTTCTATCATTTAGAAGAAACGACGCGTAACCGGCGATGAAATCAGAAAACATACATGAATATTTAGGATCTTTTTCAAAGTATATTTCAATAAATTCACCTACATATTTCTTTAATCTTTCATAATCAATGTCACTTTTCGCATCTTTGGAATTACACAGACCCATTTGTATTTATATAATGTTGTATTTCTTTAAATTACACAAGTGTAATCCTCTTTTGGTGTCCCGCACGAATGCTTAGATCAACCATGATAGGCACTCCTGCATCGCTGAGCTTCTTACAGAATGCGACATCTTCGGAACACATTTCGTGAATTTCTAGGGTGTCACTCGACATTTTCTGGAGGTCATACCAAAAATAAGGATATTCCAGCTTGTCGACGACGTCTTTCTTAATCGCCATCAGACCCATACCGGAGTATGCGACAGGGAGGTAACGCGAGATGCTTCGCGCCTTATTGACGAGGTCTTCGTCCATGAATTGGAAGGATCCATTCTTCTTGTAGAATTCCACGTCCCAGTCCTTGACCACCGCAAAGTGTTTGTTGTCTTCCATCTTATACAGACCTGCCGTTACTTGATATTGACTGTTCACGAGTTCCAGAATCATTTCGGGTGTGAAGAGGACGTCCGAATCGATCCAGATCATGACGTCATATTCCAGACCGTCGAAAGGCTTTTGTTTTACCCCCCGGAGGACATCCGCCCCGAGACACTTGGCACGCGCAAAAGGGACGAAACTGGAATAGTTCTGACTGACCATCACCTCGTGACCCACTTCTTTGAGACCCAAAACAAGACGAGTCCATGCGATCAGGAACTCGCCGCTGTAGTTGTAACCCGGGAGACAGAAAAGAAGCTTCATCTTCATACCCCATTAAACTCATATTCTGTTTAAGTCACTTAAATATTAACCATCTAATATAATTAGAAAGAATGAAACTATTTAAAGTTTGTTTTTGTATTGGGGATAAGATGGAGTGCCCCGTGGATGACTTTAAGCAGTACGGTGGTAATACACCATTATTCAGTCTAAATGGAACGAAATGTTGGGGTCGTATGACCAATCTGTATGACGGAGACACGTGTAAGGTAGTTATCAAGCTTTTTGACTCATATTACAAGTTTAACGTCCGGATGTATGGAATCGACACATGCGAAATCAAGAGTAAGGAGGAAGAGAATAAGAAGAAAGCTATCATGGCACGGAACCGTATTCTCCAAATGGTTAGCAAACAAAACATCACACTTGATAGAGCCTATACGAAGAAAGAGATCGAGAGTATTCTAGAGAATAACGTTTGTATGGTGTGGTTGGAGTGCCTGGAGTTTGACAAGTATGGACGTTTGCTAGCAAACATTTACCGTACACCGGATAGTAAGGAGAACTTTGCCCACATTCTTATCAAGGAAAAGCTGGGGTATGAATACTTTGGAGATACCAAATTGACGGAAAATGAACAACTTGTTGTTTAATATTATTAACGCGAAGGAACGCACATTAGGCTATCTATAATATGGTATATAGTGCATAAAATGTAGGAACCATCGCGTCAAACAATATATACATGATCCATATGATGGACTGAACCATTGCTCTTAGATCGTTATTACTATACTATTATTTCATCACACTGGTCATAAAATCACACCAATCACGGACACTTTCTTGGTCATTGATGATTAAATGTAACTTATCAAGGATCTCATTTTGCAACATTGTTTTAAAGGTGTTATTGGACACAACTTGGATGGCGATATCGACATAATCGTCTATGCTTTTGGCAATGAGTTCGGTAATGCCCATCTTGCGGTACAGACCTTGAGTGAATCGCCCATAAAGTTTGTTACCAGGTAGTGTCACAATACAGCGACCCATCATGAAACATTCATAGGTACTGATACAGCCGCCGAAAGGATGGGTATCCAATATCACATCCATACAATACACCAATTTTAAGAAACTTAGAACATCCGGTTGTTGAGGCACGATTTTGATTCGATCATAATTAGATACGTTTTTCTGTAATCTTTTGTACACCTTTGTAAATAAATTTTTATCCTTTCCTTCAATAATAACTATTATAGCTTTTTCGTCATCAGTCAAAATTTTGTTAATAATGATATCCATTTCAACTGAGAACTTTATCATGGGACTTGTAATTCCATAAATGTGTCCACTACCTAAACCATATTCTTTTCGAATGTTACTTAAACCGATAGTTTGGATCATTTTGAGGGAATCAAATTGCAAAAAGTCATTGATGTGTCGATAATTAATACCGATACTAGGCAAACAAACTAGTTTTTCGGTGTATGTGTCATCTCTATTGGCTTCGAAGAAGGAAGATGAGATGTAATAATCGATAAAGGGCAATCCGGTGCTATCGGGATGACCCCAAGTACTAATCTGAACGGGTGCCAAACGGAAACAACCAATTAGGTAAGTATTTACGTCCATAATCGGATCTAATAAAACAAGAACATCGATATTGTGTTCCCTAATCTTAGAAACCCAATCGATCAAAACATTATTGGGATTGACATATTTGGTACAGTTATTGGATATAATCTCACCAATCACATCTTTTTTGTTATCATTAGTGTAGACATATACATCATAATTATTTTTGTAAAGGCCTTGTATTAAACCAACCGATATTTTGCCAACAGAATGATTAGAGAGAAAACGTGAGACGAACCCGACTCTGGGTTTGACATTAACCGATCTTATTTCAGGCAATAAGTTTAAATTAGTTTCTTTAAACACCTTTCCGAGTATTAATGAATATAACTTGGCTTGATAATGTAAATGAAAAGAGTTATTACAATCATGATAAGTGAGATAATAGCCAGGTATTTTAGAGAAGATGGGGATCGTAGATACCGGATGGAGGACAGGAGAGTTAAACCATGATTCGAAATTATCGACTAAACGTATGATGGTATTTTTGAAGAGATGTCTATGGTAAGGAATATCATTAGACATGTTGACAAAAGCAGGAACCATTAACAGACGTAAGTCATATAAAGCTTTAACCGTAATGTTGTCATGATTTTGAACATAATTAACAATATCGTTTGAATAGAATTTTACGGGTGTTTCTAGTTTGTACCAAACGAGTCTGTTTACAATCCATTTAGCCCATAGTTCATCAGAATTATCTACCATAAGAAGACCGGAAAGATAGATGTCGAAGAGAGTATGTACCTTATCACAAAAGAAGGGGATAGTCAATACATTATCATTGACCTCAGTGAGACCTTTAGAAAATAGTTGTTTGTAATAGGTGATGAGATGATCGAGGTTATGAATAGAACAGCCGTTTTTAATAATGTTATCCATTAATGATGGCAAGGAATAAATAAATGGTTTATTTCCGTAGGATGCGTTTTAGTTGCGGCGGTGTATCGGGTGCAGATACTGGATTATTGACTCGGTCACGAGGAGGGGTAATGGATCGTTGGAACAATGTCTGAGAGTTGAGCTTGATCATATACCTACACGCCAATTTCATGGCCACGTAGGAGGTGTCAGTGATCGGTTGGAACGGGATGTGCAGCATGTTATTCCTCGTGAAGTATGTGATCATAGATTCGAGGTGTGCGACCTGTGCATCAGTTGGTTGTATAGCCTCAGACATGATCAACTTGTAGATGTGACCGAACAGAGCCTGCTTAGTAGGTGAACCAATAAATTCGATGAAATACTTTGTAAATTGGTGGTGAAAGTTTGAAGGCTTGATAGATCCGATGTTGGACAAATAGACCCAAGCATCGATAACCTTGATGAGGAAAATGTTGATTTGAACGTCGGCGTTTTGAGACTCGGTAAACGTCTTGATTATGTCCTTCATTATCACAACAACCTTTGATACGTTACTATCATTCAATAGTTGCTTTTGAAAGAGGTCAAGGTATTGGATGTCATATTCCTTCATATGGAGGTAAACCGGTGATTGTTCGGTGATATGGACAGCTTCCTTTGGGGCATTCATGTGGTTGGAAAACTGTAAGGAACAAGGGATAGCATTGCTTTTGCCTTGTTGAACGGGGACGCCGTTATATTTGATTACCCAGGAGATCATTTGTGCGATTGTTGCTGTGTAAGGGAGTACTGTTATGAAGAGCCTTATATAGGCATTTTTTCAATTTTCTGCAGCCCAAGGAAGGAAATTGGGGGATCCTTTAATTTTTATTTTAGGTGAGCCTGTATCCCATTGAAAAATTGACAAGTCAGATAACATAAGAACATGTTAATATTTGATAAAGGATGTTGGAGGTAGAGAGCGTACTGATAGTGGGTCGTCCATCGATCAAGTGTTATAACGATGCATGTGCTATATGCAGGGAGAATAATATGAATGCTTGCATCAGTTGCCAGTTACAGTCCGAGTGTGTGTCATGCCACCGTATATTAGGGAACTGTGGTCATGTCTTTCACGAGCATTGTATCAGTAAGTGGGTCAAAGACCACCCTAACTGCCCCATTTGCAATCAGATGTGGGTGAATCCGAAGAAGGTATAAAGAGATGATATTAATATAAGTATAAAAATGGAGGGTATAAAGTTATGGGTGGATCATTATCGCCCGCGGAAGGTAGTTGACATCGTACAACAGGAGGAGGTTAAAAAAATCGTGTCCAATGCGATCGATAACAATACACTCACCCACATGTTATTTTATGGTTCTCCGGGGACGGGGAAAACAACCACTGCCCTGGCTTTGGTGAAAGAGATGTTTTGCAAGTCGGAGGATGTCATATTGAATCAAAAGGTATTGCAAGAGAGGGTGTTGGAATTAAATGCATCCGACGAGAGAGGGATCAAAGTGGTGAGAGAGAAGATCAAAACCTTTGCCAGTGCCTCGTTAAACAATCATTATCAGTCCATCCCACCCTTTAAAGTGATCATACTAGACGAAGCCGATGCATTAACGAACGATTCACAGTTTGCCTTGAGACGGATCATAGAAAAGTACACTCACATAACTCGATTTATATTGATATGTAATTATGTGACGAAGATCATAACACCATTATCTTCACGGTGCATGAAACTTCGTTTTCAGAACATTTCTGTGGATTCTTTGAAGGAAATCACACAAAGAATCAAAAAGATTCATGTCAATGACGACTGTATCGAATACATATATCACATATGTAATGGCGATCTGCGTAAAGCAATTAATTTAATCCAACGAGCATCCTATATAAATACGAACATAACTCGGGAAATAATAGAGGACATATCGGGACACATTCCGGATCATGTCATAGATGATATATGGAAGGAATTAAAAGAGATAACCGACATCAGGAACATAATAAAGGTGGTCAAGGACTTTTGTAATAATGGATATTCGACCCTGTGTTTGACGAGGTGTTTGTTTGACAAAATTATAATGGATACCAATATAAGTGAAACAAATAAAGGAAACATGCTAATATCAATCAGTGATATAGAACATTATATCAATGATAACGCCAATGAATATATACAAATTATAAAATTATTTACCCTCATAAACTCCTTCAAGTGACACACCTCAATCGAAAGTTGTTATTACGGTAATAACTACTCATATACTTTTCCGTGTCATTCAACAGTTTGTCCAAACTAGTACTGATAAAACTCCCATTGCTATCACTGTAAATGACGTTGCATATACGATACCCTTTTTCTTTGGGCATGGTGTACATTTTGAACACACAGTGGATGCACGGTTTAGACATGCCTAACAACCCGGTCTTGGATGTGCGTATGACGACTAAATCTATTTTCTTGAGATGGTGTTTCTTGGGAAGAGGCGGAAGATTGAGGATGGCATGATGTTCGGCGTGGATACTCGAATATGGTGTATGGTGAGCCCGGTACATGTTCTCACCATACGCCAGCGACTTTTGCTGGTTCTTTATCATTGTGTTTGATGATGCAGGCCGCGTGGTGGTGACAACCACACATCCCCGAACACAGACGCCTCGAAATCAGGTTCTCACAAATCGACTCCATTTTTATTGTACTTATAAGCTATATCTTTTTATATGTTTTTTTCAGAAAAGCGTGTTCCCAGCAAAGACACTGTTTAGAGGCTTTATAAACTGCGTTTCGATCACACACGCAACACCGTGGTGTATGCTTAGAAGACGGAGCCTTTATAATTGGTACAACGCCAGAAGCCGTGCCTTTTTCTCTGATCGCCAAGCAGTCCATTTGTTTATATTATTTACAGTAAAATAAAGGAATTATCAATTATTTTTCAGTGACCTTCTTCTTGGGTTTCTTCTTGACATCGACTTCTTCGACCACTGCTTCATCGACAACTTTCTTTTTGGATTTCTTTTTCACATCGACTTCTTCGACCACTGCTTCATCGACGACCTTTTTCTTGGATTTCTTCTCATCATCGACGACCTTTTTCTTGGATTTAACCTCATCATCGACGACCTTTTTCTTAGATTTCTTGTTCACATCGACTTCTTCGGGAACCTCTTCATCGACAACCTTCTTCTTAGCAGGCTTCTTTTTGGATTTTTTATCGGTGGTTTCGGCCTCTTGATAAACCTCGGGTTCGGCGAAAGGCGCGTCACTATCAGAGAGATCACTGGAGTCCTCGAGGGTTAGATTGCCATGAATACTATCAATTTCCTCGAGAATGCGATTGATACGAGTCTCTAGCGGCTCAATACAGGCGACATACTTGGCGATTTCCTTTCTAATCTCCCCGTATTCGAGTTGGAGTTCGGTCAGACGTTTCTTGGAGTCTTCGTTGGACATTCTTTAATAATTGATAAATCATATATCTTTAAATATATAGATTGTTCAATTTTATGAAACCAGAAAGGTGAAAGAAAATTGGGTGAGCTTTAAGGCGAGTTCAATTTATTATGCCTCGGGAGATACAACTATCTTCAGGATCGACTGTTTTGATAGGCAAGAATGCCAAAGACAATGAGAACCTGACGTTCAAACTATCGAGGGAGGGAGATGTGTGGTTCCATGTGGAGGACTATCCGGGGAGTCATGTCATATTGAGGAGTGGCACTATTACAAAGCAAGAGATAAGGGAGACGGCGGAAATTGCCGCTTACCACTCCCAAGCTCGATCAGAAAAAAAAGTGTTGGTTATGTACACCTTAATACAGAACGTAAGGAAGGAAAGTAAAACAATGGGTGAGGTGATCGTAGATGAATATAAAACAATCAATATTTCTCCTCAAAAGAGATGATACATGTGGTGCTCCCATTTGTATCAATTTTCTTTTTGGCGATGAATTTTATATAGAGTCCTTTTCTCCCAAATTTATCGATCATATAGTGTTGAATTTTTTGAGAGTGTTGATTGGAGCAGAAGGAGAAGGCCATGGACAGGAATGACTGATAGATATCGTGGTTGGTTTTATTCTCATAATACATAATGTTATTCCGAGGGTCTTCGAATTGAGTGTATTCGATGTTGTAAAATCCCTTTTCTGTGACCCCCTTTTTGATGTCATCAATGTGTTTAAAGGCTTCGTCACATATTTGTTTAAGGAGCGTGGCGGCAGCCGTATTGACGTGGTCGAATACGACCCGACCTTTAATATCTTTATCAACGATCATCTCCATTTGCTCCTCGGAGATATTATTGATTCTCTTATAATGATAGATGCGATCCTCTTTCTGATAGGTCAAATGATCATTCAAATGTACCTTAAAACTGTTGATAATATCGTGTAGATCGTTTGAAGGAGCAGGTAAATCACCTTTGACTTCGGCTTCCTCGACAATATCCGCCCAAGTAAGGACAGGCGATTTTTGTTCCAACACAATGGAGTCCCTCATAATATTATTTAACTTGGAGATGATGTCTTGCTTCACAGAGATGATATCGAGCCATATATCCTTTATATCGATGTCGATATCAAGAGCGACCTTGGAGATACCCTCATTCAACATCCTCTTTTGGATTACAGGATAGTCCATATTATTTTTAATGCTCTTAGTTTTGTCCTTGATGTATTTTGTTCCTTGTTTAAGATTTTTTTTAATGTCATTCATCTGGGATATAAGATCATCGATGTTTTTTATAGTGTCATCGAAAAATGTATCATACTTCTTAACATGAATATCGAAGGAATGCATAAATTCGGTAGCCATGGTGACATTTTTGGGGAGAGGGACAATATATGGTATATGAATATGAAAAAGAATTATCAATTTTCTTACAAGAAGTTTAAGACCTGTCGGAGATGTGGAAGCCGCAGAGGTGGCCGTAGTAGGCAGTCCACTGGTTCCCGCCGTAGTTCTTGTTCATGACGGTGTCGGCGACACCCATCTTGGTGACGATATCCTTGAAGGTCTCGGTGGTGGGGCGGAATTCGGGCTCCTTGTTGCGCGAGCTGACAAGCTTGACCTTCTTGCTGAAGAGCTTCTTGATCTTGGAAGAGCAGGCGAAGATGTCCTCGCGAACCTCGTGATTGTGGAACATCCAGTCAAGGTGGGCGCGGTACTTGGTGTTGGTGCCCTTCATTTCAAAGAGGATGTAGTTGTTCTCCGACCGCATGAGGTAGGGGTAAAGCACGTAGCCACTAACGTTGAGAGAGGCGCTGTACTTGAGGGTTGTCAGGAGGAGGGAGGTGAAGACCCTGCGCATGGTGGGCTTGATCTCGGTTTCCAACAGATCGTCGGGCATGAGCTCGACGTCCTTCTTCCGGGTGTGATCATACAGGTCGTTCAGATCGTCCTGCGAAAGAGGCTTCTCGTACACCTTGTAAAACTCCTCGATCTTGGGATTCTTAGAGAGTTCCTTGATAACCAAGTCCTTGTAAGCCTTTACCACGCCGTCGGACACGTGATAGGTGGGCATCTTGGAGGTGGGCTTGAGAATTTCCACGGGGGGGAGCTGGTACTTGTAAACAGCCTGGATTGCAGGCATGTCCTGTGAGTTGTCACTGGAGACGCTCCCGGTCTCGACCTCGGAATCGGTGACTTTAACACCCTTTGCTGCGCGGGCAGCCCAGGAGTTAGGAGCGGCCGCCACCTTCATGGTGACGTCAATCTTCGGAATGAGTTTGACGGCCTCGTAGATCTTGAGCATCATGTTCTTGATAAAGTCCTTGGAAATGTCGCCCGAAAGCTGTCCCTTGTAATCGTCAATCACGCTCGCGATCTTGACGCTGACCTCCTCCACCCGGTCAATCGTCTGGACGGCCTCCTTCTTGAGATCCTCCATCTCCTTCTTCTTCTTCTTCTCAGCCTCCAGCTTGTCCTCGGCGTGCTTGCGCTCGGTGAGGGCAATCAGGGCGGCCTCCGTAGAGACGTAGTGAACGCCATCGATAATGATACCCGTCTGGGTGTCGTCCTGAGAGGCATCAGAGCCCTCAGACTCGGTGGCACTGGTGCGGCGAGCCATGGGGATGACGTCGTCGGTCATGATATCGCCCCAGGTAGAAATGGAATCCATTGTTGCACGGTAGATGCGGTAACATTATTATGGCTCCCAATGATATAAACTTTTCAATTTTTATTTTGATCTTAAAAGATCAAAATAAAATTAGGTGAGCCATAAGGCGAGATCAATTTTTAATAGAAAGGTATTACTATTGAGGGTTAGTGCACTTTTCCTACTAGAAGGTGAGCCGTTTTGATCGTCTTACAGTCTAAAGATAATAAGATCCATAAAACCGTCCATGTTTGGATCCTGTATGTAATCCACATTTAATGAAGATATGGATATGTCTGACTTTTCTTCAAACATCATCATTTCGCCGGGAATTAGTTCCCTCTGAAAGTCATTTACTGTAACCAAGCCGCCGATAACATTCTCCCTGACTAGACACATTATCCCACCCACATTGTCAATATCCGTCTTAGGATAAGGCTGTAAGGGACGAACATTCACTCGAGAAGATATGACACTGACTGTCGGGCTGTGGGTGTTTTTTTCTAAATAAAACAAAACAGTCCTCATCATCATATCCTCGGCAAAAGAACTCGAGAATGGTTTATAATCGGATTCCTTCAACAAAACCCGATTCGGCTTGATCAATTGACAGGTTGCTATGGGCGTCTTGTTTTGAAATCGAGAGAAATCCAATCGAAGGCTGTTCACATTAATTCTTGATCTCATATTATAAATGGACACCTTTTGATCCATTCTCACCAGCATCCTATATATAGATATGACTTAATAAATCATTGTCCTTCTTCGCAGCATCCCCCTTGTATTTAACATAACTATCAAAACCTTTCTCTATATCATTTATGTTGATCTTCTTTCGGTGTTTGGGATGTAGACCCATAACGCGGTGAGCATGGGCGATCTTGACGTGGAACATAAGGGTTTCGATGTCGCCCCCAAAATACGGAAAGGAATCATAGTGTTCCTTCATGAATCCAATCAATTTCGTCAAAGACATGTCATCATCGATCGACCATTGCGAGTCCTTGATCATGGACATGAATATACTGGTCAATTCCGTATGGTCGTATTTTTCAATGTCGTATTTAAAGGGAAAGCGCCTCTTTAGACCTTCATTTTGCGAAAAGAAACATTTGTCCAGTTCTTCCGGATAGCCGGCGATGATGCAGACGAAATTCTTTTTGTTTTCAGAGAGGTTTTGATTGAGGGTGTCGATACATTCCTTGGCATAGGAGTCTTTCTTGTCGTTGTTTCCACTGCCCAAGGAGTAGGCTTCGTCGATGAACAACACGCCGCCTTTGCATTCGTCGATGGCTTTCTGGGTTTTGACGGCGGTGTGACCTAAATACTCTCCAATCAAATCAGATCTCTTGGCGATCTTGAAAACGAAATCCATCTGTTCCCCAGTCAATGGATCGACGTATTTTTTCCCCGATCCTTTCAAAATACCCATGTGGTAATATATTTCCCCCACAATACGACCCAATACCGTCTTACCCACTCCAGGGGAACCTGTTATGACCGTGTGTAACATGTTATTATTTTCCTCCAACCCAGATAAGAAATAAACAATCTGGTTGACAATATTCTGTTTCACCTTTTTCATACCGATCATGGCCTCTAATTTTTCCAGCGTCGGAACCAAGTTATGTAGTCTCTGTAGATCAAATGGATAGTCATGTTTCTCTTTATATGTTTTTCCGAGGTTGATTATATCGCGTAGACAATTGATTTTGACATCGAGTTCCTTGTAATCTTTGTTAACATCGATTTTGAATTCGTTCTTCACGACGTCCTCTTTTGTTTTTTTGACGGACTTGATGCCGGCAATATCCATGAGAAACTTGACGGGGTCAAAGTTGCCGGTCATAATTTGATCTTCCATTTTATTCTTCTTGAAGAGGGATTCCATGGGATTGAATGGAATGATGGACATGGTTATTTCTGATATCTGTGGTAGGGACACATCGTTCTTTTTGTATTTGTCATAGAATTCATTTTGATGTTTACCGAAAAAGTGACGTGGATTGCAATGACTCATATTTCTATTATAAGATAATATGATATAGGTTTAAATATATTTATGTCGCCAGAGGCGTGAGCCTTGTCGAGAGACAAGCTCTCGTTTATAATGATTTAAAAAGAATATGATTTAGTTATAAAAAAGATGACGAACATAGCAGTATTTGATGGCACGCAATGTTTAGGAATATTCCATTCGGATGAAGAAGCGCAACAACACGTCCAATACCTGGTTTCTTTTTGCAAGCGGCACGGAGGCAAAGTTTCATTTGCTAACATTCGTTTCGAAACGTATAACTACCACCTATTGAAGGAGGTGAAAAGCTATAACACCGAAGAATCGGACATTAATTTGTTCATTCCACTGGAGACGGTACCGAACAACCCGAATATCGACGCTTTGAAAGAAAAGCTGGATAAATTGGCAACCATGAGGGACGAAGAAGAACGGGAATTACAAAGGATTCTACAAGAGAAAAACCAAGAGTACATCGAAGAGAAGGCCAGATTAGAGAAAATAAAACTCGAGATGAAAAAGAATCAGGAGAAATGGGAGGAAATCCAGAAAAAGTTCGATGCCGATAAGAAGCTCTATTATATTTTCAAACGAGAGATCGAAAACGGTGAGCGAATCGAAGACGAAATCCCCATTCTATTCAAAGACAACTACCCCGTCTTCAAGCAATTAGATGAAGAAGAAAAATTGAACACCAATGAAGAGGTGAAACACTATTTAGATTTAACAAAATACTATAAGAATACTATTTTCTTAACGTCGGAATTTGACAACCTGTTTGACAACGATTAATTGTACCGATAGAAATCCTTGACGGTGTACTTGCTCTTGCCGAGGTACAGGAAAAAACTAGACAGCTCTTGATACATGTGGTTCAACACATAGTTGAGGGTCTCCAGTCCCTTTTTAAGTTCCGTCTCAACGATGACCTTGTTGTGGTCTGTGTATATGTGCCGTTTGAGGTAATCTATGAGATTGACGATGTCATAGGCGATCTTGTGGTGGACATAATGATCATTGATGCAGCATTTTGTTTTCTTTTGAAACAGGAACCCATAGTGAGACTGACAATCGCATTTTTTATTACAAAACTTGTAAGAACTACGAATGAGAGTATTACTCTTAGTTCTGTTGATGGTCTGATGGATGGATAGAGCTAAATATTCAGAGGTGTTATGAATCCATAAAAGATAGGGCTCGTAATCATCGATCGTCTGTAATCTAGTCACTTTAAAGAGTTTTAACAAATAATTGATAATCTTGATTTGGTGTTCCAATAACTGAAGGGGATTGAGGCTCTTGTAATCGATGCTCAGTATGGTGGCGTCGATGTTATCCTTGGAACTGTTGACATCGTCGCTCAAATTAATGATACTCTCGCTGGAACTCTCTTTGGGATTGACGATGGTCGGCGACACGAACTGTTTTATGTGATCTATCTCGGAAAAAATAATATCTTGATTCCAAAAATCATTTATGTCCTTCCACTGTATTTCTGTCATTATATATAGAATAATAGTATATATTCTTTATATATGGATGACGGAAGAAATAGTATCCCGTCTATTGTCACAGGAGCCCTTCAAGAGCCAACTGATGGATTACACCTTGCTGACCACCGAAAATTTTAATTTATTACAAAAGGGAATGCACATTAAATATATTACATTAAATGAGGAATTAAAAACAGCGGGAACATACTTAGGATCGGAACATGTCAAGAAGTGGGGGAAGTGTTATTTAAAAATAATGAGCGGGAACATATGGAAGTTGAAGTTTCAGAAAAATTTTATATTCTTCAGAGAGAAGAAGTTTGATTTTGGGGACTTTATGAGGAGGTTGGCGACGGGAGAAATTAAAATCAGTATAAAAAAAAGTGGGTGATATATAATAAGGAATGAATCAGATTAAAACGGTTCGCATTTCGAATGATGGATACCAACGACCCAAAAACACCATCCAGGACAGGCTGACAGAAGCCGAGATTGAAGAGAAATTAGAGGATTATGTAGAAGTCGAAGACATCGGCAAGGTGCCCATGAACAGCCACATCCGGTATTTTGTCACCGAAGTAGACAAGAAAACCGGTCAGAAAAAAAGATTGTTCCGCATGGGCGGCATGCTCACTAATAAAGATCACCCCGACAAGTTCGTCATCCTCTCCAATGGCCGGGTCAGCTGGTCGGTTCAAGTGAACAAAGCCACCTTTTACAAAAAACTGACTGTTGAGGAAATCAAAGAGGCGCACAAACAAGTGGTGGAACAATACAAGGAGAAGATAAAGGAGCAAAAGCGCGAGATCCGAGATTTAAGAGCCAAGTTGGACGAAGCTAAAAAGTCACGTCGTTAGCTCTCGAATAATGCGCTTCAAGAAATGCATGTCTTTGGTGATTTTTTTTAGTATAATACCTGAATACATGTCATCGATCAGCTTTCTTTCAAAGTAATCTAGATTGAATAGATCATATAAAAGTTCGTCATGATATACCTGATCGAAGGGCAACAATGGGATCCATTTACAGGTGTCGGGACTGATGTGTTGAGAGAATTTTCGTATGCCCATCATAAAGTTGATCAGTTTACAGTCCAGTAGAGAAGCTAATGAGGCGGCCTCATCCAGGGTGTCAACCTCAAAAACAATGTACGATTGGTTACATACTTGCGACGGACATCCTATGAAGGTCTTGCCAAAACATTTCCAATATCCATTGGCCTCGACGGTGAAGACCTTCCATTTATCATAATTTCTATCAATGACATGATCTTTGGAAACATACATGTGAGTTTTTGTATTTTTCATAAAATCACTGATGAAACACTTATGATCGCCATATTTTTGGAGTCTATTGTCATTCGAGCGAATCCCCGTATAATTTTGACCTATACAAACCTCCAATAACGATTTATCCATCTTTATCAATATTTTATCCACGATGGATTGATATCTTGGTTCCACTATGATATCATACTTGTTCAAATTACAAAGGGATGCATTAAAGTTGCAATATCCATAGTAATTACTGTCTTTATACAGTATGGAAATGCCGCCCATGATCTTGCTCGATCCCGGGAACAAAGTCGTGGAGTTTTCATAATGCTGGATCCGCTTGATGTCCTTCCTTAATAACATGTTTTTACGGAAAGTTGCCAGACCCTTACCCGCTCCAAACCACCGAGATGGACATATGAATAAGAGGGTATTGCATTTATCAATGAGACGTTCGATGTAGATGTTATACAGGGGTTTTGTGCTGCCTCTACCACTAGATTGTTCTTGATAGGGGGGATTACCCAAGATGATATCGAAAGATTGGAGATCTAATTTTAATGCTTCCCCAGAGTAAATATTGCACATGGAACCGAATATTTTTTTACATACTTGAATGAATTTGTGATTGACTTCACTCATGAACAACATTTTAGTTACGATGTGTTGTTTCCTTTCTTTTTCATTGGGAATAACATCTACTAGACCGTCCATGAGACGGAAAAATACAGGAACGATGAAATTACCGACACCACAATCGGGCTCAAACCAAGTTCTATAGGGATCCCGCCACACTTGCTTCGGTAGAAAGTCTAACATGGCTTCGACAACCCTGAAGGGCGTGAAAATACTGTCTCCTATAGACATTTCCATTATATAATATACCTCATCTCTTTTCATGACAACTTATAACTTAATAACAATTATAAGTTGTAAAAAATCAACGAACGATTGCCCTTCGATCAAGGCGCATGCCTTTAGCGAACAATCCTCACCATACTGACATACGATATGAGCCTGCCGCGACAACAATACTTCTTACTCAGACCAAAACTATCCACTAACTCCATTTTCTTCTCATCTTTTTGTTTCTGTGATAGCTTGTCATTTGCTTCTATTTCCATATTTTTCTGTTCATATTCCAACTGAATATCTCCCAGTAGTTGACCGCATGTGGGACATTTCATATACAACATTCTGTCTAACTATAATTAAGATATATTTTTTTAAATATGTTCATTTTATCAATTTTTCTTAGTTGGTTTTTTATCTTTGTAAGTTAATAATGGATGTCATCATGATCATTTCATTGGTGTTGTTTATATTAATCATCATTTGGTTGATAATAAAAGTCGTTTATAAACCGATTGCCAATACGATAGCCTCCATCTTTCAAACAGAAGGAAGAACAACTTTGACCAAACAAGAGGTCATGACTGATGGGGTTTTTGACCCGACCAAGTTCAACACCTTGTACGCAGAGATAAAAAAGAACCGTCGCGAAATGGCGAAGAAGAAAGAAGATGAATTGTTAAAATCATTGAATAAAGAAGAAGAGCCGAAGGGTATTTTAAGTATGACGGTGTACGACATCATGTTGGATTACGGTGGGAACATGTATGGTTTGTCATTAGATGTGCTAAATGGTCAGGAATGGCATGGCAACCGACGCCTTCTGTACCTCGGATGGACGCTGGTGATTATCAGTCTTGTTTATTTTCTATTAAATAAAATATAATGGTATATTAATGGATACGAGTGGGAACAACATAAATTATGACACATTGCAGATGATCAACATCTTAAGGACGGATTGTTTGGAGATGTTGATGTCCGAGAGAAGGATCATAGACATGATATACTCGCATTTGAGGAACTACTGCGAGATGAATGTGGTGGACATCATAGATAATATGATAGCTTACTACGAGATCGAAAACATAGGGAATTTTGTGGAGATCGAGGAATACATACAGTCGTTAAATATTTCAGATGATGATACGCCGGAGGACGATAACACCAATGTGTTTGACAGGATAGACGACATTATATTGGAGACGGGTCATGGGAACATAAGGTTCACCCGCATGATCGTCAATTCATCACGGTTTCGCAGGGATCGAACGCTTGGTACCTCGCCTCCTTCGACCTCCTCGTCCCCCCTCCAAAGACCGCGGTTTGAAGACGTGAAGGTGATCCTCCAAAAGAAAGAATTAGACAAACACCCGTTAAGGAAATATAAAGAGGTGAGTAAGGAGACACGAGAAAATAATCCATCATGCACGGTGTGTATGGAGGAGTTTGAAGAGGATAGCATGGTGCGTAAAATGGTATGCAAACACGTATTCCACCAGGAGTGCATCGACAAGTGGCTCCTGGAATACAGTTATAAATGTCCCATGTGCAGGACGGAATGCGGCAAGTACCAGCCACGCATATAATGATTGATCTCACTTGTGTGCGTTTTTGGATCGCCTTATGGGTCGCCTAATTTTCATAATAACAGATATTATAATAATTGAAAAAAGAGATATAAAGCATATAAACTATAGGTAGTAAGGGTGACACCATTGAACATGGCTCAACCATTGACGCGAGACAATTATGTATCGGTCATCAAGAAGGCGGTAGGCAGGAAAAAATTCAGGTGCAGCACACGGGAGGCCGTGTATGACGCCATTAAAAGCGAGTTGGAACAGAACCACCAGATTGAACCCAATCCTTTTATTTTGAATAACATACTAGATCAGATCTGTCAGCAGATCATCGAGGTGAACCTGTCAAAGGAAATAAAATGGATCCCGGATTTTAACACGGTGGAAGAGAGGGACGCGTTCTATGACAAACTTACGGAGACCATCCAAGTCCCGGAGGAGTATGAAGCGAGATGGCAACAATATAATTTTCTATTGAACATCCCACAGCCCGCCCAGAGAACCCCGGAATGGTTTGAGATGCGGAATAATATGATTACCGCGAGCAGCTCCGCTCAAGCCATTGGCGAGAGCAAGTATGACAAACCCGACAAGTTGATCCTGGAAAAGATCGGCTTCGGTGATAAATTCAAGGAGAACAAGTTCGTGCACCATGGCAAGAAGTATGAGAAGATAGCAACCATGATATATGAACACATGTATAATGTAAAGGTCGGTGAGTTTGGCTTGATTCCACATCCGACGATATCTTTCCTGGGCGCCAGTCCGGACGGGATTGCGATGAACACGACATTGGCGGGGGATTTTTCTCCCATGGTGGGTCGCATGTTGGAAATTAAGTGTCCCATGTCAAGAACCATCCTGACGGAAGGTAAAGAAGACGGCGAGATCTGTCCTCACTATTATTGGACTCAGGTTCAACAACAGCTAGAGTGTTGTGATTTGGAGGAATGCGACTTTTGGCAGTGCAATATTAAGGAATGTGATTACGAGGAGTGGGAACAAGAGGTCGAAACAGTTCACACGGAAGGCCAGAACCAAGGGATGGAGGTCGACAAGAGGGTGACAAAAGGGATCATACTACAACTCCTTCCCAAGAACCATAAGTTAGAACGCTACGAGAAGATGGAGTGGTATGGTAAATACATATATCCATACACCCTGACGTTCCAAACAGACAAACAATATTACGAGTGGGTAGAGCACATGACGATCAATTGGGCATACTTTTATCGCGACCTAGAAAAGGATTATTATTTGGACAAACCCCTGTATTGGAGGTTGGAATCGTCACATAATTATCTGATTAAAAGGGACAGAGATTGGTTTGCCAATACTCTCCCGAAGCTAAAAGCCTTCTGGGATCGAGTTCTCCTATACCGCGAAAACGAAGAAGAAAGAAACAAGTTTCTGGAATCTAAAAAGAAACCTGTTGCAGTGGCAGAAGTTGTCGACTTATTCGATGATTAAATAAATTGTTTTATAAAGGGTTGAACTTGACCAAATTGTAAGAATAAATGTACTTGCCAATTGGAGTGTAAGGGATGACGGATATAATATTTAGGTGAGGAATAGGCAGATGCGTCATACTTTCCAGTGGTGACGGTATAATCCAAATTGGGTACAGTTAATTTATTACTATCATCATCAATAAAGGTAATTCGTAATCTGGAAACACTTTTGGTCTCACTGTTTTTAAAGACGATAGATCGTCTCTTAATATCGAACCATACACTATTGGAAATAATTTTTTTAGGGTATAGTTGTATTTTATCGGAAAGGCTCGAAGTGGTGGCGAGGGAATGGTTATCGATATTATCGATCTGAAAGAAGATGACTTTATTGGAAATATAACTGTTACCAATTGTGTATTTAATGACTTGGGTGGAGGAGTTTTTAGTAATTTTATAGACAGTAGTAGGGACTTTGTTTTCGGTGTAATTAATTTCCCAGTTAGTGCCCTGTAATACGAAATTGCATATTTGGATATTTCTGCCCGCGATATTCACATCGGTGTTAATGAATAACTGATTGCGGGATGCGTCAATGGCATTGATGATGGAAGTATAATTAGATGTTACTTCCACTTGAGACACCAATTCGTATAAATATGGAAGAATAACATTTTCAATATTTATGTATTTTACATTTTTTATGACCGGATCAATGTCAAAGACCAATTCATAGGGATTTCTATAGGTGGTCATGTCCCTATCTAAACTGTCCACAATTACATTATTTTCGTGCAACTCGTAAGGAATATCAGTATCATGGAAATAGGGAACGGAAAATCCAATTTGATTAGGATTAAATGGATACATAGAAGATACATGACTTATGGGAGATTTCATGAAGGAATGAATGGTGGCTTTCTTGATATCGACTGCTTTATAACCGGATCGATTCATTAAATTCAATTTTATAGTTTTCCTATTTAAGAAGTTGTTGTTGGACATATAAATAAGTTTAAAAAGAAAATTCATAATAAAAATTACAATAATGGATAATTTAAAGTCGATCTTGCTATCCAAGAACAATGTCACTCAATTGTATCAGAAATTTATGACAAGCAACAATTTAATAAATGCGGACATCGGAAAGAAGACGCAGTTGACCAATCAACTAGTGGCGACCATGAATTCTCTCTATAATAAGATCGACAAAAGTCGCGTCACGTCGACCAATCTCCCAAATTTTGTTTCTAAATATAACGAATTAGTGTTAAGGAAGATGGGAGAGATTCAAGGTGCGCCGCCAATGATGCAAGACAGGATCCCCGACCGGATGTTGTTCGAGAGGGTGGACAGTAGAAAGGATATGACGCCCCAAGAAAGACTCCAACAGTTGCAAGCACTAAGAGATCGCGATATTCCGGACATGAGAAGGCGCCCTCCCACCCCCGATTTTAGTCTGGACGGATCCGGCAAAAAGAAAAAACAAGAGTCGCAAAATTTTGACCCACCGAGACAACAAAGGCAAGCCAGACAAATGTCGGAGCCTCGTGAGATGGTGGAAGATTTTGGTGCGCTCAATGCCTTTGATGAAGATACCAATGCATTGGATGTGTATGATGTTGGAATAAGTGTGGATGACGTGGAAGAAGACAATACTCCATTGGACGTGAAATTAAGGATGCTCCAACAACAGAGAGATTCCTCTTTTCAACCTCAACCCCAGCAACAACAAGAAATGTCAACACCTATTAGAAGACCCCGACAACAACAAGAAATGTCAACACCTATTAGAAGACCCCAACAACAACAACAACAGAGACCCCAACAACAACAAAGATCCCCGCCACAACCACAAAGACCACCTCCTCCGCCCCAACAAGAACAACAACAAGACCTAGTCCCTCTCTCAGAAGTGGAACTAATATTGGGCGAACAGAAAGCCTACTATGAGAATGAAATTAATAAGGTTCAAAGCGAAATGAAACAAATGCGTGTCCAGAATAATATGTTGAATAACGAACTGTCAAAGCTACACGAAGAAGGTATACAAGAAGATTCCGGTCAATCACAAAAATTAGATGCAAAGAAGGAAGAAATCAAAAAGGAGCTGGATAAACTAAGGGCTAAGCATTTAGATATGGAGAACACATTAAATGCAAACGAACAATTAGAATTAAAGATCAACAAGAAAATGACTCAACTGAAGAGTATCATGGATAAGTGTGATACAGAGGACTATGTGGAGGTAATTGATTCGAGGGAAGCAGCATATCAAAGCCCCTATTATGAGTATATAATGGATACTATTTATGACGACATTGTCGCGGTTCATGTTGCATCCCATTACATTCAATCGTTTCCTCACAACATCACCCCTCTTAAAAATATGTTGTATATAAATGACACCTCTTACACTATTCCACCGGGAGATTATACCATGACAACCCTGGTTCAAACTATCAATGATATCACCAATGAAGAGTTTATGTATGACGAAACCCTAAAGAAAGTGACTTCAAAGAATAATATCGTATTCCAAGAAGGTGAGAACAACATTCGACAAATCCTACAAACATGTTACCTACCAAGAGAAAGAACCATCAAGGTGTTTGTGAATGATGTTCATATGGCGACCATTACCGGGGATAAGATATACAACTATAACAACGTACAAAACTTGGATGATAGATTTACGATCAGCTTTAAGACGGGCAGTAATCAAATGATCGATTATCCTATTGCCCATCGTATGGAACTGATTATAAAAACGAGAAAGGAATTGATTATTTAAACCTGAAAATATTGTTTCGATAGTTGTTCATTTTAGAGTCCGATATAGGTGTATTGACGATCTTGTCAAAGGAATCTCCATGTAACAGTCGAATGATAAAGTTAATAGAATACACGCCGCATTCGGAATTGGCGAATTGATGTTGTACTTTATTATATCTCACATCGACTTTTTCTTCGATTTCATTCTTCTTGTTTTCGAAGAAGGGTACAGAACACAGGTTGGACGATGGTTTAGTCTTTTTGATGTTATGATAATAACACCAAATGGCGATAGTTTTCATGAGTTCTATAATTTCTTCTTTGGGTTTAGTGGTGGAATGATCCTCCGCCGAATCAAAAAAATAGACCTGATTTTTGGCAATATCGGCATACAGCGCCATCCAGTGTGATCCCGATTGATTGTGTTTGTCCATATTAAACACAAAGCCAATCCTATACATGCCTTTTTCATATAAACCCGTCAAAACATCAAAGAAGTTATCATAACTTATAGGTACCTGAATTTTCTTAAAATCTCGTGGCAGAGCGCCAAAGAAGACAAAATCATTATATGTTTCTTGATATTGCAACATCACGGCATTGATCTCAGAGGTGCTCAACCATTGGTATTTATAATCGGGGCCGAGTGGACGGTAGGTGTTGTAGATGAGATCAAAGTAGTTTTCGTTTCTCTCCAATTTACGTACAAAGTCTTGTTCCAAAAGACAAGCCTGTTCTTGACAATCGGGATCTATCTTTTCAAGTTTTTTGATCAATTGACGTAACATTTCCCTTTTGTCTTTGGATATGACAATTTTATCGTTGTAATACTTGTTATAACCCTTTGCCATCATTTGTAAATTATCGAGTGAGAAACAAGTTTGAGACCCTTTATCGAACTCTTTGCCGGGAGCGCACTTCATATAATCATTTTCTGCCGTAAAAACGCGACCTTTCATTTATATAATAGTTAGATATCTTATTATTTTTATCTACATTATTACATAATGAGTCGCAACCGTGATAACTTTATTCCTTTTGATTTTGTTAATCGAACTCAACATCCTTATCCAACCGCTAATTATCCATCTCACAGGTCATTTAACTTTCCCCAAAAGATTGAGAACCTTGGAAACAATGATATAAACATACCCGAATACGGTATCTCCCAGAAACACCTCATTCCGTCCGACTACGAGAAACCCAATTTACTCCATAATAATGTCACTGAAAAAGTCTCTATTGAAAATCTGGTTGAATACACGATTGTCATCGATAGTGGGGATCGTGACTATTCCAAGTTTCCCAATCCATTTGATTACCGTGTTTATTTCAATCCCCCTTCTGGTACCAAAGACGCTTATATCCATCGTTCCTTTGAGAATGTTAAATATATTAAACTAGAAACCGGTATCCTGCCACGGAAATATTCCATTTCACGTACATCCTTTACACCTAGTGCCACCAATAGAACAACCCTACTTAACAGTGGTACTTTAAGAGCCTCTAATGTTACCTTTAATTTAATAGATGACCTAAGTGGCAATCATACCATTATTGAAGACTATATTCTTAGTAATATGAGAACCATCACTTTTGGTGTGACGAAAACTTATCCAGAACTTATAGACACCACGTATGAGGTGAAGTATGATTTATCTTTATCGGCTGTATCCAGTGCCTATAAATTCACGCTGAATACCGAATCCTTAGAGAATGATAAATTCATACTGTTGAAAATAGACGAATATCAGGACGTGAATGAAATGGCGACCAATCTGGAGGTATCCAGGTCATTCAGTATGATGTTTCCGGACTTTGTCAACGGCGATTACTTCTATACGGACACCCATTATGTGGATAAGATCTTCCGGTTTTCCAGTCTGGGTAACATCAAGAATTTCACCATTAAACTCCAGGATTCCAAGGGAAATCAATTGACCCCGTGTCCCAGTTCCTTTATAGATAGCCATGTACCGGTGAACAATGACATCAAAGACACTCGAGATGCGAATGGAGTGGTAATTCGAGATTACCGTGCTAAGACAAATTATATCAGACATCCGCTATTTGAGAAATTCCAAAATATCCTGATGTTCAAGATCGGTGTGGTGGAGAATGACATCGATCGTGCAATCTTTGTTTAACTTGGCGAAGGCATCTACGGATTGCCATCTATAATGATTCAAATAGTGAGACTATCCGTATGTACGTCGAAGGCATACGCCTCGACGCAGGGCAAGCGTACCATCGCTCCTTAGATCGCAAATAACAATATGATGGATATTCGTTAAATTAGCCACTATTATAATTGTAACATTATAATAATGTCATCTGAATTACCAGAAGGATTCAAACATCCAGTCCACGAGCTCGTCCAAAGCACGTATTCTTCCTACATGTTCAAAGATGGCACCGAAGTACTAGATAATGGAAAGATGATGATTCTAATACCCAAGATAAATGTTATACGTTGCCCCGATATCATGAAACAGGTCAGAGACAAATGGCATGAAGAACAAACGCCTGGCTCTGGCGATGCCAAACAAGAAAATATATCTCTATAATTAATAAATGGATGCATTATCTAAATATTTTCTAAAGATACAGTTTGGTGGTAAAGAAGTTAAGCGTTGGAAAACACTGCAACACAATGGCGTCTTCTTTCCACCCGAATACGTTCCCCACAACACAGCCCTCATTCATAAAGGCCAAGAGGTAAAACTCCCCGTCTTGGCTGAAGAATACGCCACTCTCTATGCGAAATACCTTGATTCGGAATATATAAAACACGCCTCCTTCAGACGAAACTTTTGGCGGGATTGGAAGTTGACCCTGAAAGGAATGAACATCGTTTCGTTAGAAGATTGCGACTTTAGTCTAATCAGAAAATATGTGGATAAACAACGCGATAAACTGGCCAATTTGAGCAAAGAGGAAAAACAAAGAATCAAAGAGATTAAAGATAAACAAGCGGAACAATATAAGACGGCTCTTATAGATGGACAACCCCAACCCGTGGGAAATTTTAGAATGGAACCGAGTGGTATCTTTCTAGGTCGCGGGAATCATCCAAAATTAGGTTGCATCAAAAAAAGAATCTATCCCGAAGACGTGACCCTTAATTTGGGAAAAGAAGCCCCCATTCCCGAAACCTTGAAAGGTCATAAATGGGGTAAGATCATCCACGATCAAACCGTCGAATGGTTGGCCTCTTGGAAAGATCCCGTCAATAACAAAATGAAATACGTCTGGTTGGCCTCCCACTCCGATCTCCGTATGGAAAGCGATAAACAGAAATTTGAATTAGCCAGGAAGCTGAGTCAAATGATAGACAAAATAAGAGAAGAGAATAATAAAAACATGAAATCAACCGATAAGAGTACCAAACAACTAGCAACCGCTCTCTATTTTATAGATATGTTGGCTTTACGAGTGGGTAACGAAAAAGGCGAAGATCAGGCAGATACGGTTGGAGTGACCTCGTTACGCGTAGAACACATGCATTTATTGGACGATAACTCTTTCCGAATTAAATTAGATTTCCTCGGAAAAGACTCCATTCGATATGTCAATGAATTGAATGTAGATGAAATCGTTTATAAGAACCTAAAAGAATTTACCAATAATAAACAACAAGACGATGATTTATTCGACTTGATCAATTCAACCACCCTTAATAAGTATCTTCAGACGTTTTTTCCGGAACTAACGGCCAAAGTGTTCCGCACATACAATGCATCTTACCTTTTCCAAGAAGAGATAACCAACATTAATAAGAAATACAAGGGCTATGATAAGCCCGACAAATTACAAGTCCTGATGGATCTGTATAATAAAGCGAACATTAGGGTGGCTCTCCTGTGTAACCATCAGAAAAATGTCTCCAAGGGATTCAAAGATCAACTGAAAAAAATAGATGACAAGATTCAAGAACTCAAAGCCAAGAAGACAGATGCCAAGAATCCCAAAAAGATCCAAGAGATGATCAAAAAACTGAGATATAAAAAGGAAGTCAAACAAGAATTGAAGAATCTTTCATTGGGAACGTCGAAGACGAACTATATCGATCCGAGGATAACGGTGGCCTTCATGAAGACACACGAGATACCGATAGAGAAATTCTTTTCAAAGACGCTATTAGAGAAATTTAAGTGGGCGTTCGATGTTTCCTCTAATTGGGCGTTTTAAAATTTTGAAAAAGTTATTATTTACCCTTTAAAATATCGATACTAAAGATGCCAAAAGCAAGAGTCAAACAAATGAAGATCAATAGGGACAATCTTGTTGGTCTATTAAGGAATCGACTAAAAGAGGATGAAGTAAGTGATCCCAGTTCCAATCCAAATAACAAAGAAGACTATCTTATTGATAAGGAGGCTCTGATTGCCCTGTTCAAAAAGGATGGCGAGTATATTGATAACATCATAAGGAATGCATCAAGTTATTGGCCAAGGTGGGTACCACTTGAGACTTTTATTAGTTTTATCCGTTATGAAGCGATTACGATGAACCAAGGAAAGTATACACAGGGAAGTTATCATATGTACATGGACTATATCCATGCAATGTATGACATTGATATTGGACATATTGATGAATCTAAAGAGGACAAACTGGGGCTGCCAGATTATACTTCAATTAAAAAGACAAACTTAGAACTGTATAATCAAATCAATCCAGCCAGAATGGAATTTATGTTTGCCTGGTGGATTATGAACGTAACGCGTAAGTATGTATCGGACTACAAGTATGATGTCAATATCTCTTTCCAAGAACGCATTTGTGGGAAGGTGTATGACATAATGATTGATCCTTTTGATATTGTAATTGAATATCAAGAGGCTCGGAGCAATCACACGGACTCCGACAACGACGTCGATAAGAAAGCCATCGTGAGAGCCGAAGCCAAAGTAATCGAATACTTTCAAGAGGCCAGGTATAACAAAGATACATACATTTACTTGGAGCATTTCTGGGAACAGCAACTAAAAAGGCGTATCAATCAGTTCCTTATCAAAGACCACAATAACAATGACTTTATAAATGATTATCTGTTTCAAAAGTTCTTGGATATTATAAGAGGACAGAAAGAGCAACTACAAAAATCGGCTTCCACATCTAATAATGCTGAAAATATCAAGGCTCGTATGAAACAAATGAACTCTCTTCTCAGTGGTGACAACGAAATCATTAAGAAGATCTTCCAATGGAAAAATAAAGAGCGCAAAGCAGAGAGAGAAGTTAAAGAGGAATTATACATTATCTCATCAGATGATATCGCCATGCTACTTAAAACAGATACATCCAAAGGAAGGAAGCTAATCATAAATAAAATGAATGAATTGGTGATAGCTAAGAAAATAAAAGGCAAGTATTATACCAATTGGAATGGTCTTATCACGTTCATGATTATGGTTGATACAGAAG